TCAGCGCACTGAGATTGCAAGGTTAACCCAGAAGTTAGAGAGGTTAACTAAAGAAAAAGCCGAGTTACTACGGGATATAAAGTGGATGAGAGGAGAACGTGATGAGTAAAGATGACATGGAAAAGATTTTGGATGAGGCATTTCGCAAAGTGTTTGGGGAGAAGTGGTAATGGAGTTTTTTACTGCACTGCTAATATATTACCCGCTGCAAGACATGGATATGCGGAGTGAGATTTGGTTTGAGAACTACGCTAAATGTGAGCAGGTTCTTAGGTCTGATGCACTGCTTGGTATCTACGACAACTCAAAAGATGTTCACATGAACTGCACTCAGTCAGATCAAGCGAGTTCGTCTATACGTCCGAAGACAAGGCCGAAAGGGTTGGGCAATGGGTGACGAAGCACTGAACTTGCAGCAGCGAGCGGAACTTAGGTTCCTAAGAAATGAAGTTAATAAATACGAGCGTGAGGTTAATCGCGCCGAACAACACCCCAACGTGCAGCAAGACCTGCAACGCGCGAGGGGGGAACTACGAGAGTTTACCGCAAACCTGCGGAAACAAGGTGTCAATATATAATGGAGAATGACATGGCTATAGTAAAGAAACCAACCGCAGCAGCTACGATGGAAATCCATGCGTTAAAGCAAGGACGTATCAAGTTGCGGATGATCGGGCAAACCCCGATGTACTTTAACAGCATGGGCGCAAAGGCGTGGCGTGACCTGTTAGTCGGCGGCGGCAAGAAAACTGCGGCTGAGAAGAAGAACATAAAGCACAACCCCGAGCAAGAGTTTCGGGATAGTGTGTACAAGAAGTCTACAGGTGATACACACCTGTGCTTCCCTGCTGCGGGTGTAAAGGGCGCGATGGCTACCGCTGCGCTTGAGACAGAAGGCATCAAGAAGACAAGCGTTCAGCGATTGATCTTCCTGCCGGAGAGTCAAATTCAAATCTGGGGTAAGCCTTACTTGAAGATGGACATCGTTCGATCTGCGGATATGAATAAGACGCCCGATGTGCGTACCCGTGCGTACTTACCCAACTGGTGCGCAGAGGTGGATATAAAGTTCGTGACACCAACTCTAAGTGCGTTCTCTATTGTGTCTCTGCTACAAAACGCTGGCACGATTGTCGGTATCGGTGACTTCAGACAGGAGAAAGGTCGCGGTTCATACGGCACTTTCTCTGTAGCAAGTTCCGAGGAGATGGGAGAGCAGCAGGAAATTTGGGATGACATCACGCAAGAAGCGCGTGAGGTACAAGAGTTGGCTATGGAACATCCAGAGTGTGCTGACGATCAGACACGCGAGTTGATGCAGTTCATTCAAGAAGAGCGGTTGCGCAGAGCAGCCTAAAGAAGAGGGGCGGTTAACGCCGCCCTAATTCACGGACAAGGTAAGACGGTCAGGGTACGGTGCGGCAAGGCGAGGTTAGGCGAGGTTTGTTTTGGCGGTCATGGAATGGTACGGCGAGATGGGTCACGGCAAGTTGTGGCGGTCGAGGCGGGGCTAGGAGAGATATGGCGAGGCGCGATCAGTTCTGGCAAGGCGGTTCTGGTAAGTTCCGGCGCGCTGCGGCTAGGCGGGGCTGGGTCGGGCACGGTTGGGCAAGGCGGTCATGGTATGGTGAGGTTTGGCAGAGTCTGGCAAGGCGGTTCAGGTTCGGTCGGGTAAGGCGTGGAGTGGTCTGTTAAGTTCCGGTTGGGCACGGCGTGGCGGTCGGGGTCCGGTTGGGTACGGCACGGTCTGGTTTGGCGCGGCAGGGTCCGACAAGGCGGTCTAGGTGTGTTAAGTTCCGGTTGGGCACGGCGAGGCAAGGCGGTTTAGGTTGGGTACGGCGAGGTCCGGCACGGTTCGGCGTGGCATGGCAAGGCGGTCATGTTCCGGTTCGGAGAGGCAGGGTCTGGTCAGGCGCGGTCTGGCATGGCAAGGCGGTGCAAGGCGGTCAAGCTAACAAACAAGTGGTGGGCTGTAGTGGCCCACTACACAAACATAAGAAACTTTTTGGAGGACAGTATATGTCTAGTTTTAATAAGAAGACCAAGCAGCGTATCATAGATGATTACCTGCAAAACACAGGTGCAAACATGTTTGTGCCAGCGGACTTTGTTGATTGGTTGGCGACACAACCAGAACATGAAGCATACCCTGCCTTCTATGGTATGGATGATGCAGAAGCAGCAAGACAGCACCGCATACAAATGGCGCGTCAGATGGCGTCTGGGTTACGGATTGTTGCCAAAGCGGAGGACGTAGATAGTTCTGTGGTCGCTATCAAAGTGACGGAGTACCCTGCGTATATATCTCCTTTGTCCAAACGCAGAGAGGGTGGCGGGTACGAACCGTTTGATCCAACTGATGCCAACTCACAGGCAGAGTTGCGTAGGCAAGCAGGTACTAGCCTAGCCGCGTGGCTTGAACGGTTCCGTGGTTGCGCGGAACACATTGGGTTAGACATGACCCCGTTGGAAGACATTGTGCATACCCTGCGCGATGATAAAAATAAAGCAGTAGGAGAATAGCATGGCTAAGAAGAGTAAAGCGGATAAAATCTGGGCGTATAAGATCAAGTACCCACAGGCCACAACGCGGGAAATCGCTACGGCTACCAAATCATCCTACAACTACGTTCACGCGTTGATGAAGAAGATCGGAACACCGAAAGAAGTTTTCGAGAAAGAAGCGAAGAAGGTGACGCGCGGTCAAGTGTTAGACACAGCCAAGGAGTACGTCACAAAAGATCGTGCATCTGACCACGGCGATATGGAAGATAACTTCAACACCATCGGTGCATACTGGTCTGTACATCTTGGTGTGGAAGTAGATGCTACTGATGTAGCTGTGATGATGAACCTGTTGAAGGTAGCCCGTATCAAGTCGAACCCGAAGCATCCCGACAACTGGATTGATGCCTGTGGCTACATGGCATGTGGCGGCGAGATAGTGGGTAAAGGCTAATGGATGTATACACGCTAGATTTTGAGACGTACTACGATCAAGAGTATTCGTTGTCGAAGGTCACAACCGAAGAGTATGTACGTGATCCACGCTTTGAAGTAATCGGCCTTGCGATCAAGAAGAACGATAAGGCTACTAAGTATGTTAATGATCCGGCGTTGATAGAGCGTCTTCTATCACACATAGACTTCTCTGGTAGCGCCATCTTATGTCACAATACGATGTTTGATGGCGCTATACTAAGCTGGCGCTATGGAGTTAAGCCCAAGGTTTGGTTCGATACTATGTGTATGGCGCGTGCGCTGCACGGCGTGGAGACAAGTGTGTCGCTCAAAGCTACAGCAGAACGGTACGGTGTGGGCGTCAAAGGCCACGAAGTACACAATGCCAAGGGCAAACACCGTGCCGATTTCACCGCAGAAGAGGCGGCTCGGTACGGCGAGTATGCCAAGAACGATGTAGAGTTGACCTACAAGTTGTTTAAGATGATGGGGGCTAAGTTCCCCCGCCAAGAGTTAAAGATAATTGACCTGACCCTGCGGATGTTTATTGATCCTGTGCTTGATCTAGACCTCGGCTTGTTGGAGCAGCACCTTGAGGACACCCGTGACCGCAAGGACAAGTTGTTGGTAGACGCAGGGATAGAGGACAAGAAAGACCTGATGTCCAACCCGAAGTTTGCAGACATGCTGCGTGATCTAGGCGTAATTCCGCCTATGAAGATCAGCCCTGCGACAGGCAAAGAGACTTACGCATTTGCCAAATCGGATGAAGACTTCAAGGCACTGCAAGAACATGAGGATGATCGGGTACAATCCTTGGTGGCGGCACGTCTGGGTAGCAAGAGTACCTTAGAGGAAACACGCACCGAGAGGTTTATAGGTATATCTAAACGTGGCCTGCTGCCAGTACCTGTTAGATATTACGCAGCGCACACTGGTCGTTGGGGCGGTGCCGATAAGATCAACCTACAAAACCTACCGAGCCGTGGCATGAACGGTAAGAAGTTAAAGAGGGCGATCATTGCTCCCGAAGGACACACCGTTGTCGAAGCCGATAGCTCCCAAATCGAAGCGCGAGTGCTGGCATGGTTCGCTGGGCAGGATGACCTGACTGATGCGTTTGCCCGAGGTGAGGATGTTTATGTCAAGATGGCGGCGCGTATCGACGGCTTTCAAGAAGAGGACGTTACAAAAGATCAGCGGTTCGTCGGAAAGACTACGATCCTTGGCGCAGGGTACGGCATGGGGGCCGAGAAGTTTGGCGTGCAGCTAAAGACGTTTGGGTACGAGG